GATGAAACTTACACTTTTTACAATCCATTTCTATTTTTTTATTTAACTTTGGTAAATTATTAAAGAAGTTTTCTATTTTACTAAATTGTTCTTGGCTCAATGATTCAATGAATTCAATAATCTCATTTGGTTCTGTTTCAGCTGCATAATAATATTGTTCACCATCAAAAATGTATTCAACACTTTCGGCAATCATATCAAAAGCCATATCGGTGATACTTTCAAACTTATTGGCACGTTCTAAAACAGAAAATTCTGGATACTTTAGTTTAACACTAATGGCATTATTAATTTGAATGATGTCATTTACAACATTGGTCATATCTGGTTGTATTTCTAAAATATTCAATTCGGCCGTCATTAAGTTACCACAAGTTTTTTCTTCAACTACATTCTCACATCGATATCTACTTTGCACTATCTCACCAATAGACCGAGCTCGAAGATTTAAAAAATAAAATTCAACATCAATAATAGGTAATCTATCAATATCAAGACCTTCAGTCAAGGTACAATTATGTAGTACCTGTCGGATGTTTCGTTCAATCGTTTCTTTATCATCGGATTCCATAGCCATTAATAAATTACGCTGTTCTTTTACTAAGAACGGCCTAAAACGTATTTTCTTTTTTGATAAAGGTAATTCAAGGTCATAGACCGGTGTATCAATTTTTGGTAAAGCCATTTTATTATCACTCCACTAAGTTAATTTTATAATTCAGAATTAGGGTTAAAAAATATTCTATTACTATTTTGATTCCTTCTGTATGTTGAAGTTTTTTGCCATGATGTATATACAAATACTACAGTTAATTTATGATGTCCTTCGGCAGACCAATCCAAATCTAATTGATTAACTGAAATAGGATAAGCTTCAAATAAATCAACTGAATATGAAAGTTCATTATTATTTCTATATTGTCTTATATTAATAGTGGTAGAATATGTATTTTTATAATTTGGATTATAATTAATTGATGGCACAACAGCTTCTAACCATCCATCAAAAAAATATTTTGCTAGCATATCATCATCAACAATAAAAGTAAGATTCAAATCATTGAATTGTACTTGATAAGGGAATTTTTCTACAGGATTTGAACCAAACTTTTGTTCGGCTGTTGCATACGTTCTACTTGGTAGTTCAGCAGTTTCACACCGTAATATTAATTCACTAGAGCTTATATTATTATATGTTTTTGGTCCAATAGTTACCTCAAATCGGCTTGGTTTAGCCACATCGTTAAAACTATTAAAAAAAGTTTTTATTGGTGAGGGCATCTTAACTATTCCTTATTTCGTGTACCGAATCTTGCCATACCGTTTTGGCCTGAGCACCCTTAAACTGTTGAACAGGCAGAAAAGTTGCCACATCCCATTCATTTGGCTGAACGGCAAGTATCTTTGACCTAATTTGACTATTTAAATATCTTTTAATACAAGGACGGAACGCTTTAAACGTCTTGGAGGCGCTTAAAATGTCATAACTGATTCGTAACCTTTTAATTCCGTCCTCATCGTCACGGATTGCGTATTTCATTAGTTTACCTAAAAATGCCACTCTATATTGTATTGGCAAATAATGTAGGTTCAGTCCCATAAAACCATCTGTATGTTTTTGTAATGTCAATACCAAAGGAAATCTATCATAATAATCTAAATCATCTTTACCTTTTGGATCATAATAAAAGTAATACAAATTACCTATAATAAACCGATTCATCTTTCTATATTGTTCGGCTTTAATTCCTGTTGCTAACTTAACTGGACTTCTTAAATCTACAATCTTCTGTAAAAACCATTTATAAGACTCTCTTGACGGAGTTGGCCGTAAAGTCGAGGACATTTTAAGTCCTTCAGACTGTCTTTGTTGAGCTAATTCGGTTAGTTTGGATGTCATTTACTTATTTAGTTACAGGCCTAGATGGTCTTCCGTAATCAATTTGAATTCCCATCCGCGGTCTAAACAATATTCACTAGCGGCTTTCCATTTGGCTTGATTGACACCCCATGTTTTAACTTCATTGATAAACTGTTTTGTCTTTCTTTTTTGTGGATCAGGTTGTGCCGTTTGTTTCTTTGGTTTAACCTCAAGCATCATAGTTGATAATTTATTGTCTTTTGTTCTAAACTTGACCAGAAAGTCAGGAAAGTAACGATGCCAACGATTATCCACAGGTGATATATAAGGAATAAAGAGTTCTTCTGATGCCCATGTTATAATGGAGTCATTATTATCTAACCACGACATTACTTTAACTTCCCAAGATGAGCGATATACTATGTTGGTGGGGTCGCCAACATACTTTTCTGGGTGTTTTGGTTTGAATAGTCCTGAATATGCCATAAATAGTATGTATACCAAATTTAAGAGAAAAAAATGGCAATATTAACAATAAAGCAAGTTGAAGTAGGGGATTTACCGAAAATTACAGGTCCCTTAGCGATTTTAGAATCTGAACCAGGATTATCAATACATAAGTATCCTTCTGATTTAGGTAACGAAGCAGACTCGAATGAAAAAAATCATTGGGTTACTTTTAGAATCTTTGATATTGAACCTGCTAAATTATCATCGGCTGATACTGGCTTAAAAGACAATAAAACAGTATTAGGGTTAAGTGATGTAGCTGCAGTAGGTACAACTGCACTTTTGGGTGGTACGGCCGCTAAGATACTTGCGGATGGAGTTAAAACAGGATCAATATCTAAAGGAGCAGCTATTGGGACAGGTGCCGTGGTAGTTGGACTTGCGGCTCTTGGTGGTTTTGCTACTGCAACTGGTTTTACAGTAACTCCACCAACAAATAGTGTAAAATCAATAATATCACTTTATATGCCAGATAGTTTAGTTGCTCGATATGATGCACAATATGATGAAATGAGTTTAACTAAAGATTTAGGAGCTGCAATAACAACACTTAGAGCAATAGACGCTGCGGGCGCCGGCGTTCTTGGTGGTAATAACATTGCTGGTAGTGCAGCTGCTGTTCAAGCTGTAGTTTCAGGAAGTGAATTATTCGGAGCAGGCATAAAAGGCGTCAACACAGATGCCTTAGGAACTTTGTTACAAAGAGCACAAGGTTTTGCTCTTAATCCACAATTACAAATGATTTATCGTGGTACAGGATTAAGAACTTTTAACTTGTCATTTACATTTACTCCAAAATCCAAAGATGAAGCTCAAGATGTGAATAGAATTATTAATCAATTTAGATTTTTTGCATCTCCTAGTTTGGGTCAAAAAATTGGAAACCAAACTGCTGCTACTACAAACAGTATGTTTTTAGTGCCTCCTTCTTTGTTTGAGATTGAATTTTATGTTAATGGAAAACCTTCAGAATATTTACCAAGATACGGCCGTTGTATTTTGGATAATCTAGATATAAATCATGCACCAAATGGTTTTGCTGCATATGGTGATGGATCGATGGTACAAACAAAATTAGAATTATCATTTAAAGAAATGGACATTCTTACAAGAGATAGTTTCATTGACAAAGAAAATCCAAGAAGGTAAATATGTTATATTTTAATAGTTTCCCCTTAGTTGTTGCTTCAGATTATAAAAATAATGCCATTCTGCTGACCAATCTTATGGCCAGAGTGGACATTATACCGTCATTACTTAAAAATCCACTATTATTCTATTCATATGATTTGAAAGATAGTGATAGACCTGATATATTAGCACACAAATACTATGATGATTCGGACAAATATTGGATGGTTCTTTATGCCAATCAAATTATGGATCCTTTATATGACTGGCCTTTGAATTCACAACAATTTGATGCCTACTTAAAAAACAAATATAGTGAAGCTGCTGGCGGTGATGCATTTGTTCTTGCATATGTCTCAAGTACAATACAAGAATATAGAAAAATAATTACAACTTATGATAGCATATCATTAGAAACTACAACAAAAACTGTTGTGGTTGATTTAACTACATATAATAGTATAACAGCTGCATCAACCACAAAAACATTTAGTTCTGGTGCTTCTGTAACAAGGACAATATCAAAATCGGCTGTCAGTATCTATGATTATGAAATAGAATTAAACGAAGCAAAACAAAATATTAAATTAATTAATTCAGCTTATAGTAATCAACTTGAAAAAGATTTAAAAACATTAATGGCGCAATAAAATGGCAGGTATAAAAAATTCAAAAGATTATGCACTAACAAATCTTACTTTATTATCTTCTGTAGGATCATTGGATTTAAAGAATACTTTTGAAGAAATATCTTATAATGAAGATTTGTTTAATAATTCATTATCTGGTTATGTGTACATAGTTGAATCTTCAGGCCTTATTGAAACTGCATCAATGAATGGTACCGAATTTCTTAGATTAACTTTTAGTAAATTTGGTGATAGTAATAATCAAATTGATAAACTGTTTCGTGTTTACAAAGTGGGTAAAAGAAAACTTGAAGGCACAATGTATAAAGAATCTTATGTTCTTTATTTTTGTTCAGAAGAATTATTATTATCGGAACAATATAAAATAAGTAAACGATATAGAGATTCTTTAATTTCTGATATTGTATCGGACGTTCTTACTAATTATTTGAAAGTGCCAGACAATAAAAGTGGTACAATAGAGGCTACTTATGGTAAATATGATTTCATTATACCTACATTAAAACCATTTGACGCCATCAATTATGTAACTAATTATGCTAGGCCTAATCCACAAAATCCTGGTGCTGATATGTTATTTTATGAAGATAAGAATGGGTTTCAATATAGGTCGTTGCAGAGTTTGATGAGACAACCATCTTATTATACTTACACATACAAACCAAAAAATATTGATGGTAAAGATTTAAATACTGATGCACATAATGTATTAACATATGAGTTCTTAGATTCTTTTGATACCTTAAATGGTATTACTTCTGGTACATTCGCTAATCAGTTAATATCTCTTAATCCATTAACACGGTCAAAGAAAGTAACTAATTTTGATTATACTGTTTATAGTCAGCAGGCTAAATTATTAAATTCGTATGGTATTATTGATGATTCAACAAACAGAAATGGTGATAATTTGGGTCAAGCTTCACAATCAATGTTAAAATTAGTATTTTCTAATTTTGATAGTGGCAGTAATTCATATGTTGCTGGAGTTCCAGGTGCATCAGGAAATGATATATATGCTGAGACATTCATACCTTATAGAACAGCACAACTAGGATTGGCCAATTATACTAGATTGAGAATATCTGTACCAGGTGATTGTAATTTAACTGTAGGTCGTGTTCTCACATTTAATTTATCATCAAGAAATTTAGCAAATAAAGGAGCTCTTGATAAATATTACTCTGGTAATTATTTTATTACTGGTGTCAGACACTTAATAGATTTAACTTCATTTAGAACCATATTAGAAATAACAAAAGAAAGTGTACCAAGTTCATATCCAGCAAATAATAATAAATCTGCTTTATGGTCTAATACAATAAAAGGAATTATATAATGAGAAGTGTAAATAACCATAATTTTGCCGGACTTAATGGTTTTATTTGGTGGGTAGGTGAAATTGTAAATCGTTTTGATGATTTAGGGCTAGGTCGTTGCCAAGTAAGAATATATGGTTGGTACGGAGATGATATTATTGATGAAGATTTACCTTGGGCTTTTCCAATGAATCCTATAAACAACACAAGACATTTTGAAGCACCATCATTAGGTGAATGGGTTGTTGGATTTTTTATAGATGGTGAAGCCGGTCAAGTTCCTATTATGATGGGTGTTATACCTGGACTTAAACAAAATAATGATTTCGAATAAAGGATAAAAAATGGCAGCGTTTTCAGTAAAAGTACCCACAATGGTACCTGTTCCAGGAAGATATGGAAGATTAAAAGAACCAAATCCACCAAAGATTGTGGCAGAAGCTGATGCAATAATAGCGGGATTACCAACAGTTCCACAATTAGCTAGAGGCTCAATTGCAAACACCTCAATTGCACTTTCAAATGCTGATATATGGCACATTTGTGATCCAAAATCACGAATTGCTTTTACGTTGGCAACAAAAAATGCTGAATTAAACCAAGCGATACAAAAAATCAGAGATGAAATTGTATCGGCATTAGTTGGTGATGGAGTGAGTCCTGTTATAACAGCAATTAAACAATTTGTAAAAGATGCTTTAGCAGTTTTAAAAATAATTCAAAATACATTAACTTATATTAATGAACAAATTAAAGCAGCAAAAGAACTTATTGCTGAAGTAAATTTTTTCGTTAATGTTGTTAAGAGTTTACCACAAAGAGTTGCTGCTACTTTGACACAATGTTTAGCTTTATTACAAAATGCTTTAAAAAAGGCAACAACATTTGTAGCAGGTCCTGAATTGACAGATTTGATAACAACGACCAAAGACATTATCAAACAATCAAATCAAGCTGTGGCTGGCGTTAAAGGATTGAATACAGATTTAAATGGTCTACAATCAAATTTAGCATCTGTTCCTTCTGCACTATCAAAAGGAGTTGCTTCTGCTTCAACAACACTCACATCTAGTTTAAATAGTTTCAAAAGTAATGTTACAAATATATCGGCCGCAATTACCGATGGTAACGGAACACCACTCGTTCAAATAAGTAAATCGAGACCTTAAATCATGGCAGATAATATTTACGGAAGTACATGGACTACATCCGCAAACACACAAGTAGGATCATATCCATACATTAACCTAACTCAAACTGAGGCAGGTCATATGGACATGAAGGATGACACGCCAGGTAATGAATCCATGAGGCGCCAGCATGGTACAACAGGCACATATCAACATTGGTATCATAATGGTGATGCTGATGCTGTAGTTAAAGGCAATAATTTTATAGTTGTCGTAAAAGATAATAATGTTTCAATCCGTGGAGTTTGTAATATTGAAGTATATCAGGATTGTAAACTTACTGTTCACGGTGATATGATATCAGAGATAGACGGAAGTTTAAAAGCAAGTGTTGGTGGAAAATCTCACATACATACTGCTGGTAGAGTAGATTTATCAAGTGATGGAGATATTAATATTACTGCTGGTTCTGGAGATACTTTAACTGGCCTTGGCGGTGGTACTATATTTTTAAATAGTCCAGCAGATGTAGTTGTTAGTGGTGACCTCCGTGTACAAGGTGCAATCACAGCCACTTCTATATCTTCTAAAACAAATGTTACTGCGGGCTTCAAAGTTTTTGCTACTGGTGGATTAGAAACATTAGGTGGTGTGAATGTTGGTTGTGTAACACCAGGACCTTTTGTTCCACCAGGAGTTCTTACTGCCACAGCATCTATGAATGCGCCGTTATCGTTTCAAGGAATCTCATCATCAATTTTAGGATTTGACGTAATGAATTTACTTACATTTAATACACATATACATCTTTCACCTAAAGGTCCTACTAGTCCTAGTCCAACACCAATGCTTGGAGGTTAGTATATTATGCCAACAGTAAATAATGCTACGGGTGTATATTCCGTACTAAATTATAATTTTGATGACCCAAATGGGTATGTACAAGTAATGGACGCAAATACTCAATCACATATGAATTCTATGCCGGCTTTCATTACTGAATGGCAAGCCACAGATATTAAAAATAATGATGTTGGTGGATATTATTATAATTCAGTTGCAAATGTAACACAGCGTATATGGAATACTGCAAATTCAATTATAACATTAGTTGCCAATGTTTCAAACTTAAATACAAATTCATCAATTTATGTAGCTGCAACAACTTTAGCATCTACCTCAAATACCTTCATAATACACACAAACAGGTTATCAAATGTTGATCCTTTTGTAGGTCAAGATACCGACCAGCCGTTCTATCTAAATGCTTTGAATTTTGGTAGAATGGCAATGTATATTACCAATCAAACAGACGGAATATCAAATACTTCACCAATAATGGGTAGTTTTACTAGCCTTTTAGTTACACCACAGATAAGTGCAAATGCTAATACAATTAATGCTTATATCTCACTAATAGCGAGTAGCATCTCATCAAATACCGATCCGGAGACTTTAATAACATCAAATACATCAAATTTATCAAATTCACAGATTGCTCAAATTTATTCAGGATTAGCAAACACAAATAATTTGATGGCCGGCAGAAGAAATGCTGATGTAACTTATTATACTAATCTAAAGAATTTTGTAAATAACTACAATACTACAAAAACAATAAGTAATTTAAGTGAAACAGAAAGATACTTGGCAACGAATTTCATAGGAACAGAAAAACTCATCACAAGAATTAATTCCTAAAAGCACATAAATAAAGAATGGCAAACTTACAAAAAATATATTCTGATTTAGATTTAACTTTTAGAAGGTTACCTGTAACCAATGATGTTGCTTTAAGTTATGACGACCAATCTGTGATTCGTTCCGTTAGAAATTTACTATTGACTGGTTTCTATGAGAGACCTTTTCAACCAAATTTAGGTTCAAACTTAAATAAATTGTTATTTGAACCAGCCGACCAGTTAACCTCAAATTTAATTGAGAGTGAAGTTAGGAATGTAATTTCTAATTTTGAACCAAGAGTTACAATTAATTCAATCAATGTGACGATAACACCAGATGAAAATTCATTTAATTTAAGTATGACTTTTTTTGTGGGTAACAATACAAGAGCAACCACAGTCACTTTACTTCTTCAAAGGTCAAGGTAATGGCTTCAAATACAAATATAAACATCACACAATTAGATTTTAGTTCAATCAAATCTAATTTTATCACCTATTTACAATCACAAAACACATTCCAAGATTACAACTTTGAAGGTTCATCAATGTCTGTTCTATTGGATATTCTGGCATACAACACACAATACAATGCTTATTATTTGAATATGGTTGCGAATGAGATGTTTCTTGATTCAGCATTACAAAGAAGTTCTGTCGTTTCTCATGCTAAATTGTTAAATTATACACCAAAGTCTGCTATTGCGCCTTCGGCTGAGATATCTTTGGTTTTTAGTGGTACTGCTAATGCAGCCTTCACACTACCTAAATTTACTAATTTTACTTCTGAAGCAATTGATGGTGTAAACTATAACTTTGTAACAGTAGATGCCAAAACTGTTAATGCCACAAATAGTACAGCAACTTTTAATGATGTTACAATCAAACAAGGTATTCCGGCTGCATATAGATACACAGTTAATGGTACTACCAATCCTTCATACAAATTTGAAATACCAGATGCGACTGTTGATACAACAACTATTGAAGTCTCAGTACAAGTTTCATCGACAAATTCATCCTCTACTGTATATAATTCGGCTTCAAATTATCTAACTTTAAATTCAACCTCTGCTGTATATTTTTTACAAGAGTCTTTGAATGGAAACTATGAATTATACTTTGGTGATGGCATTATAGGAAAATTATTATCTGATGGTAATATAGTTAATATTTCTTATGTTGCAACTGATGGAACATTAGCTGCTGGTGCCAACAACTTTGTATTAATGGATTCTATAGCAGGTTACACAACATTACAAATATTCCCTGTAGTTCCAGCATCTGATGGTGGAGATAAAGAGGGTATTAATTCTATTAAATTTCAAGCACCTAAGGCTTTCTCAGCACAAGGTCGTGCAGTAAGTAAAAACGATTATATTACTGCCATTCAACAGAATACATTAGGGTATTCATTTGATGCGGTCAACGTTTGGGGTGGTGAAGAAAATGATCCAGTTGTTTATGGTCAAGTATTCATTTGTTTAAAACCTGCCGGTAGTTATAATCTAACACAAACACAAAAACAAAGATTGATTGCTGAAGTAATTAAACCAATTTCAGTATTGACTGTTACACCAACCATTGTTGATCCAGACTACACATATATTCAAGTAAACGCCTCGGTTTTTTATACGGCAGAAAATACAAATCTAACGGCTGCACAATTAACTTCAGGAATTATTTCATCGATTCAAGCTTGGGGTGATGGTGCTTTAAACACTTTTAATTCAACTTTTAATGCATACGATTTATTATCAGCTATACAGAGTTACAATCAAGCAATCATCACTAGTGAATTTAATATTAAATTACAGAAAAAGTTTTTACCAAATTTAAGTGGTGGTACAACATATAAACTATATTACAATAGCCCTATTGAAGTGGGTAAATTTGGTAGTGGTGTAACAAGTTATCCTGATTTACAATATCGAGACCCAGCAAATTTATCTACAATCATTGATGGTATTTACATTGAAGAAGTACCATCATCAACTTATGGTGTTGATACAATTGATATTATTAATCCAGGGTATGGTTACCAATCTTCTCCAACAGTTACTATTTTAGGTGATGGTTCTGGTGCTACAGCTACAGCCTCTGTTGTAAACGGAAGTATCTCAAAAATTACAGTAGTGAATTCAGGTAACAATTATACTCAAGCCATTGCAACGATAACTCCAGCAACTGGTGATACTACAGGACAACTTGGTGCTGTCGTAGTCAATTTACAAGGTAGATTTGGAACACTAAGAACATACTATAATAATGCATCACAAGTGAAAACAATATTCAATGCTAACATTGGCACAATCGATTATGTGAATGGAATTATCACATTGAATAACTTTAATCCTCATGGTGTTAATGATCCGTTAGGACAATTAACTATCTCAGTCACACCAACCACAAATATTATATCATCTTCATACAATAGAATTATTACTATTGACGCAAATGATTCAAATTCTGTTAAAGTTATTGTTAGAGCTAAAACAACCACATGATAACCAACGGTCAAAAAACCTCAATACTAGTACCATCACAGTTACCTGAATTTATTCGGGATAATCCTGATTATGAAAATTTTGTATTGTTTTTGCAAGCTTATTATGAATGGATGGAATTACCAAACACATCCAATTCATTAGTTACCACAGCAACTACACAACAAGGTGTGACTCATGCTGTAAAAAATCTAACAGATTATCATGATATTGATGAAACAATTGATACATTTACTTCACATTTTTATAATGAATTTATTACTTATTTCCCAAATGAAATTTTAGCAGACAAGAATAAAGTAATTAAATTAGCAAAACAATTATATCAAGCCAAAGGTACACCAGCCTCATTTCAATTCTTCTTTAGAACATTATATAATTCTGACGTAGACTTCTTTTATACTAAAGATG